CGCTGACCATCACTCCGGCGAGCACGATGATGTCCTCCAGCTCCTTCCCGGTCGCCGGGGTGATGGTCAGCGTGATCTCCGTCTCCGCCGCGCCGCTGTCGGCGCTGGCCGTCGCTGCGCTGATCCCGCTGTCCTTGTAGATGGTTACCGTGTAGGTAACCGGGTCGTCGAACAGGTGAAGATTGAGCTTCTTCATGGCTCATCCCTCCTTCATCAGTTGGCGGTGTCCGTGCCGGAATAGGGGCTGCCGCTCCATACGGTGCACATCCGCTCCTGGTACAGGATCTTCGCCGCCATCTCGAACTTGGTGCCGATGGTGGAGAACTGCTCCAGAGGCCCGCCGGCCCTGGACGCGTCATGGACGATGGTCTGCATGCCCGCGCCTTCCGGGTCGATCACGCCGAAGGCGTCCTTCCCGAAGAACATGTTCTTGTAGGTCGCGTAGCTCTGGCCGTCGCCCTTGATGATCGGGGCCAGATTGCTCACGATGAACCGGCAGCCGTGCAGCTCGCCGATTTCGCCGTTGAAGATCTCCTCCGGCTTGGCGTACTTGTGCGCCTCCATCCAGTCCTTGTGGCTCCGCAGCGCGTAGGCCACATGGGGATGGACGACCGACACGTACTTCCCGCCCTCGAAGGTGGGGGCGCCGCCAACCTGCAGGTTGGTCACCGCCTTGTTGATCATGTCCGGCGTCAGATCGCACTTGTAGCTGGCCAGAGCCGACTGCAGCGCGCTCTCTGTCGCCGGGGTGGAGACATAGCTGTCCCCGTTGTAGGCGTCCGCGAACAGGATGTTCGTCGCGCCCTTCAGCACGTTCCGCACCAGCAGATCGTGCGTCTTCCCGCTGGAAGCGCCGATTTCCTCCACCGCGCCGGCAATCACGTCATCCAGCGCGTGCAGCTTCAGGATGTCGGAAACCGACACGTACAGGCCGTACTGCGCCAGCGCCACCGTGATCGCGGTGATGCCCAGCTTCTCGCCGGTGGGAATGACGCCTTCGGTCAGCGCCTTGGCCAGCGGCAGGGTGTTCCATTTCCGCCACTCAATCGTGCGGCCCCGGTGCGCCGGCAGCGCCTGTTTGCGCCCCAGCTGTGCGAAAATAAGCTGATCCCGATGGTTTTCCAGGAGCTCCGTATCATAGAACTCCTTCATCGTCGCGGTCAGATCGTTCACGCCGCTGAATGGCGTCCCCTCGCCGGTGTACGAATTCACGTACTGCGTAGAGGCGTTGGTCAGCGTGCCGCTGTCCGCGAACAGGGTCAGGCAGAGTGCCTTGATCATAGCAAGAATTTTCTTCATGATTTTCTCCTTTCCCGCGTCGGGGTCAGAGAACAATCTCCTCTCCCCTCCGTGATCGCTCAATGAGCTCTCGTCTTTGTCCTCTTGACATCTGGCGGGGACTGACGGTGACGCCGGCCGGCGCTCTGTTCTGGCTCGCGCCCTCGCTCGGCCGCTGCACGTTCGCCTGCAGCGTCTTGGAAATCTGCGCCTGCGCCCGCTGGATCCCGTAGGCTATCGCCTGGGGTTCCAGCTCCGCATGATGAATCGCGTAGTACGCGTCCGCGACGGTGAGCCCGCTGTTCGGCCCGGTCAGCTTCCGGAATTTCGGATTCTGCATTTCCTTCATCAGGTCAAAGCCCGGGTATGTCTGCTTCAGCTGCTCCGCTTCCGCCGTCAGCTTCTGGAAATGCTGCCGGAGCGCCATGTTTTCACGCTCCTGCTGCTCCCGCGCCTTCAGCTGCGCGTTCTCGTTTTCCAGCTGCTTCATGAGCTTGTAGCGCTCGACGGTCATCCCGGCCGCGTCCGCCTCTTCCTCGTACAGGCTGTCGTCGTCCAGGATCGCCTTGCTCAGGCTCTCGTAGTCTCCGTCCTCCACACCCTTCTGTTTCGCCAGCGCGCTCAGCATGGGCTGCAGCTTCGCCAGCGTTTCCGACTGGGCTTGCTGGTTCTTGAATCGCTCCTGGATTGCGCTCTGCACATCCCGGGAGTATTGATCCTTGAACTTGCCCCGCCGGAGCTCGTTCCATTCGTCGTCCAGGCTCGGCTGCTGCTGGCCCTGTCCCTCCGCCGGGTTCGGTTGCGCTGCCGCTCCCTGTGGTTTGGCTGCCATTTTCGCGGGCCTTGCGGGCTCCTGCCCCCTGGCCCTCCGCCGTTGTGCCTGGGCTTCCATCCGCGCGGCGAGACGGGCGTCCACCTCGGTGCCGTCTTCCAGCGTCCCGGGGCCGACTACAGCCGCTTGTCCTCCCTCTCCTCCGGCCGCCGGCGCTGCGCCTGCGCCTCCGTCGCCTTCGAATAGATGGAGATTCATTTTCAATTCGGTCATTCTTGACCACCTTTCTGCCCGTGCGTGGGCGATCCGTTATGTCTTTTATATCACAAACAGGGGTCATTTGTTAGGGACACCCCCGTACCCCGCCCGAACCGTTGATTTTATTGGGGTCTCGCCGTCTCTCCGGCCTGCGCTCTCGCCTTTTTCACGATGGTGTTCTGCTGCGGGTCTCCCATTGCGTCCATCGGCGTGTCCGGCGCTTTCACCTCCTGCGCGCCTGGCTGCTGGATCATGCCCGCGTCGATGCCGATGCCCTCCAGCACCGGGGCCAGCTGCTGCGTCACCGCCGGGTCGTATTTCTCCGCCAGCGCCAGCGCAATCTGGCCCACCTTCATCAGCGCCTGCTGAATCGTGCCGTTGGCCTCCACCTTCTGCATCATCTCTTCCTTGCCCTTGAATTCCATCATGTCCAGCATCATCAGGCTCTGGTCCGTCAGCTGCGGGTTGAATACGCCCATCTGCAGGAACTGGATCGCCAGCTCGTTCTGCGCCACCTTCGTGTACGCCGTCTCCCGCTGGGATCGCACATCGATGTCGAATACCGGCCGCCGCAGGCCCTCTTCCATCCCCAGCCCGCCCATGATCTGCTGGTCTTTGAGTCTCGCGTTGGAGTATTCGACGAACTTCTCCTGCCCGTTCTGCCCCAGGATCCGGAACTGCCGCGGGATGTCGTAGAACTGCCGGATCCGCTCGATCACCATGTTCACCAGCGCGTTGTAGCACCGGTATGCTGCCCTCGTGGAGTCCTTGCTGCTCCGCCCGCTCTTCTCCTGCAGCGCCGCAATCGCGCTGGCTGCCGTCACGCCCGCCGGCGTCGCGCCGTTGTCCACGTCGTTGTTCCCCGTGATGAACTTCAATTCCTCGATCTTCCGCTCCAGCATGTTCATCGCGTTCCCCTGGATGCCCATCGTCTCAATGGCGCGGATACTGTTCTCCCCCAGGCTTCCGTCTGTATGTACAAACGGCTTCGACCAGTCCGCAAATTCCTCCTCGTTGATCCCGCCGTCACCCTGGATGAAGTACCGCGGCGTGCTGGTCACCACCGCGTTGAGCACCATCGCCTGGTTCAGCGTGTCGATGTCCATCTGCGCGTCTTTCCCGATGTCGATATACCCGTATCCCGCCGGGCTGCCCTCCACCGGGAACAGGGGATCCAGCTGGAAGGGATATTCCCCGTCCGCATACAGGCCCTCCGTCTCGCCGTTGTTCTCCGTGGAATACAGGATTTCATCGTTCACGAACTGACAGAAATGCAGGATCTTTCTGTTTCCCTCCCATACGTGATAGTACCAGTCCACCATCACGCTCTTGTTGTCCATCGGTACGCCGTCGTCCTTCCGGTATTCGCTCGGCTTCAGATAGGCGGTCTTCAGCTTCCCCTTCAGCTGCGGATACTGCTGCTCCAGGCGCTTGTTGTCCACGATCTGGACGTAGAACACGTTCTCGCTCTCCTGGATGTCGTCTACTCCCGGCTCCCAGAACAGGTTCAGCAGGTTCACCTTCCGGATGCTGATATCCCCGATGCCGCCCAGCTTCGTCTTGTCCCATCCGATGTGGTACGCGCCTGTTCCCTCCAGCATTTTCTGCCACTGGCAGTCGCTGTATGTCTTCTCGAATCCGTTGATCTGCAGTACCACCGGCAGGATCTCGCTCAGAATCTTCGCCTCCGCCTTGTCCTCCGGCATCCGCGGCAGCACCACCGGCTCCGGATAGCTGTCCATCGCGTCCGCGTGCTTCCCGACGATGCAGTTCCACAGCCAGGCCGTGACGCTCTTCCAGTAGGTTGCACCCTTTGTCCCCTTCTCGTTCTCGATCTGCTGCCAGTTGCGGAGCTTCCACCAGTCCTGGCTCCGGATAATGCGCTTGTCGATGCTCGCTTTCCCCCGCTTGTATTCCAGCAGCAGGTTTTCCGCCTCCTTCAGGCGTTCTTTGTCGATCGGCGCGCGCATGGCCTGCGGTGCGGCCTGCCCGCCGGCAATGCTCACCGCCCCCATCTTTGCGCCCAGGTTGTAGGCTTCCTCTGCCTCCGCCGTGCGTACCGCGCGTACTTCCCGCGGGAATGGTTCTGCCCCTGGCTGCTGCATCGGCTGCGGCATGGGCTGCCGTCCCCGCATGTCCATCAGCTGCTGTGCCATGGCCGCCTGTCTTCTCCGCTCCGCTTCTTCCTCGATCCTGCGTTCCCTCTCGCTCATTCGTTATCCCCTCCTGTCGGTTGTTTGACTTCTTCCCCGTCCCGGATCATGCGCACGCACTCCGGATGGCTCATGGCCAGCAGCTCCATCCCGTCCCCATAGGCGTTAAACCGCTTCCGGATCGCCGCCTCCGCCCATGTCGCCGGGATCGCCTTCAGCAGCAGGTCCCCCGGTTCCGGCCGGTAGTCCATCCCGTTCAGCGCCTCGTGATCGCTCTCGTACTTGGTGATCGTGTAGGCCAGCCCCTGCGCCAGCGTGCTCACCCCGGTGCAGATCGCGCTGTATTCCTCCGATTCCTCCTGCCTCGCGTGTCCCTTGATCTCCAGCTTGAACCGCGCCGTGTTCAGATTGATCTCGATCATCTTCTTCTCCTTTCCGTGAATTGCTCCAGCGGGTCGTTGCCCCAGGCTGGATGGAATTCCTCCTGCGGTATGTATGGCTTGATCGGTCGTGACTGGCAGAAATACCGCGTTTCGTCCGCCGCGTGGTCTTCTCCGTCCGTGTCCAGATCCTCCGCCTTGTGCGGGTCGTATTGCAGCGTCGTGATCGTCCGGATGAAATTCTTGCAGGTCTTGAAGATGTACATCTGCGGAAATCCGTCCTCGTCGAACATCATCCGGTAGTGCATCTGCATCCACCCGGGGATCCGCTCATTGTCCGCCTGCTGGAAGAATATGCCGTAGTGTGTCGCCGTCTCCGCAATGCTGACGCCGCCGTCCGCCTTCCAGATTGCCGGGTCCGCTACCCCCGTGATCCGCTTCCCCGCCAGGTACGGGTGCTCCTTCTCCATCTTCTGGATCTCCGCGAACACCTTGTCCGGCGGCCACTTGACGCCCATGTTCGCCACCGCTTCGTTCCCGCTGTGCTGTACGCCGTACAGCTCGCAGATCCGGTAGATCACACCGTCGTCGTCCACCGTCCACCATCCGCAGGAAAACGGCCGGAAATATCCCCAGTCAAAGGACCGGTAGATCGGCCAATGGCTCTTCGGCCGGAATGGCGTGATCACATGCGTCCATTGCCTGTCTTCGTAGTGCTCCGGGTCGTTCCGGAATTCCTCAAAGAACATCCCCTCAAAGATGTCCCAGTCCCCGTACAGCCAGGCTTTTTTCAGCTTCGTTGGCAGGTTCTTCAGAAAGCTCAGATATTCCGGGCTGTGCTCCATCAGCGCCTTGTTCTCCGTCACCAGCGACTGAATAAACTCATAGTCGTCCGGGTTTTCCTCGTTCCGGTATTCCCTGTCGATGAACAGGCGCTTGATATACGCGTGGCTCGGCCCGCCCGGGTTGCAGGTCATGTAGATCCGCGTCGGGATGTCGCTCGTGTTCCGGCAGCAGCTGGCGATGATCTTCAGCCACTCCTCCATGAACTGTGTCGCCTCGTCGATGAAGATGATGTCATACTCGACGCCCTGGTATTTCATGCTGTCCTTCTCTGCGTCGTAGTATTCAAAGCTGATCGTGCTGCCGTTGAAAAAGACGAACTTTCGCTCCTGCTGGTTGTACTTCGCAATTCCCCGCAGTAACTGTTTCATCGGGTCGATATGGTTGTTCCGCAATTCTACCAGCGTCCGGCGGACAATCAGGATCTTGATCCCCGGATACCGGTTCGCCAGCAGCAGGCTCTTCACCCGGATGGCCCAGCTCTTCCCGCCCCCGCGGGCTCCGCCGAATCCGATATACTTTCTCCTGGCCTTCAGGAACATCAGCTGCTTCGCGTTCGGCTTCAGGTCAATCACGCGCTCGCTCATCCTTCCAGATCCTCCTGCGTCTCGTCGCCGTCGATCGTTATCTGGATCCGTACCTGCTCCGCGTTCTTCGCCTGTTCCGCCTGCGCCTTCTCGATCCGCCATTTTTCCAGGTCAAGGTCCATCTTCGCCCTGGCCTCTTTCTTCCGCTGCGCCTCCCGCTTCTTCGCCATGTCCTGATCCAGCGTCGGCAGCTTGTACAGATCCCGCTGGCACTGGATCGTCGTCTGGATCGCCTTGCTCAGCGAATCCGCCGCCTTGCCGTCCCGCTTGTCCCCCAGCAGGATCTCCGGGTTCTCCGCGATTTGCTGCGTCAGCTTCTCCAGCGCCTCCGCCATCCGCTCGTTGGCCGTGATCAGCGCCTCCAGCTGCTCCACGCGCGCGCGCACGGCGCGGGTGTGTATGGCCGCTCCCACTTCTGACTCTACTTTGTCCTTCTCCTTTCCCCACCCTTCCTTAGAGGCGCGGTTGCGAATCGTCCGCTCGCTCAGGTGGTATTTCTCCGCCAGCTCCCGGTAGCTCATTTCGTTCTCCAGGTACGCCTTCTTGATTCTCCACCATTGCGTCGCCATGCCCCCGCCTCCTTTCCGGCTGAATTCAAAAGCCTCCGGGCTGGTAGTTTTTTAATATCCTACCATCTCGGAGGCCGTTTTGTTAGGGACACCCCTGTCACTCCTCTGGCCATTGCCAGTGAATCACGCTCAGGTATTGTTCGCATTTTTTGTATTTGCATTCGCAGTAGGTCTTTCTGTGCCATTCCTTTTCCGCGCTGTTCCGGAATCGGATACAGCTGTTCGTCTCCGGAACCGCGCCCTCGCACATGATCTCCGTCGCGCCGTGCGCGCGGAATAGCGGACAGAGGATATACCTCTCCCCGCTGGTCGTGATGCTCCGCTTCTTCGTTTTCATTCCTTGCGCCTCATCACGCAGCGAATGTATACCCCGTCCACCACGTCTGAGTAATATACGCTGCTCTTGCTGTATGTGTAGTCCCGGTACATCTTTTCCAGCACTTCTTTTGCCTCGTTCTGGAATCCGTTCGCAATCCGCTTCACCCGCCCGTTGCTGGCCTTCGTGTCGCTGGTTCTCGTCTTCGGCTGCTTCAGGTTCCGGCTCGCAAGCCACCGGTGCCGGTTCTTCTGCTGCTTGATGATGTACCGCCCGATGGCTTCCAGCCCGTTCTCGTTCGGCTGCAGCCTGTCCGCGTTCACCAGCCCCTTTGCCCAGATCTTCTCCAGCTCGTCCCGGTCGATCCCTCCGCTCATGACCATGTGGATGTGGATCCGCGTCCGCCTTCCGTCCTGTTCGTCCTCGATGCTCCCGGCATACTTCAGCTCCGGCAGCCCCCGCTTCTCCCGCGTCCGCCGCACCCGGTCGATGAAGTTCCGCACGTCCTTCTTCGCCCGGTCGTATCCCGGCGCGGTCTGGTAGGTCATCGTGATGCTGATATCGTCCTTCGTGAAGTTGGCGTCCAGCAGCTGCACAAAATGACGCCTGCTCCGCTCGTCGTTCAGGCGCTGCTGCTTTTCCCTCGTCTGGCTCTGTTTGGCCGTCCTCGCCCTGCGCTCCTGCTCCCGGCCGAAGATCGGGTAGATCTCCACCTCCAGCCGTGGCCCCGCCTTCGTCGTCCTGGTGCGGTATCCCATCCTCCCCACCCGGGTTGCACTCGGCTGGCTCTTCCAGTAGGCGCTCAGCATGTCTTCCCCTGTGGGATCCACCGCTGCGTCAAACAATCCCTCATACTCCCAGCTCATGGTATCTCCTTCACCGCTCCGGCCGCTCGGGCCCTCCTCCCCGGGGGACACAAAGGGCGAACCGCTCTTGAGTCGTCCGGCTTTCCCTTCGCCCTTCGTTTCCCCCGGAGCCCCCTTCTCCCAGGAAAAAAACTACCGTCGATTTGGTTTGTCGGATGGATCATGCTCCCTGGTCTCAGCCGCTTGATTTGTCAGGGG